TACTTTCTATCTCTGAGTTCCATAAGAAGTTGGATGCTGAAGAGGTAGACACTGAAGCCTGTATAGTTAATGATTCTGGATAATTGATATTGTTAACAACACCAGTGCTAATAGGCAGTGTGGCATTACCAACTGCTTTCAAAACTGATACTGATATTATACCATAAGTTGCTTCTAATGCAGTGTTAATTAATGTAACTTTATCTTCATCATTTACATTCTCTAAGACTGAAGAGAACGTTGCTGTTGCTGGGTAAACTGTATTGTTATTGCTGGTAGTTGTGTGACCACTAGATAGTGTAGCTAAACCTGTAGCTAACAGAACTGAAGAATCTGTCCCTGTAGTTGTTATACTCATACTGCCTGATACAGGTAACACAAGCACACAACTTGTAGTAAGTCCTAATGCTGAAGCTAACGTGCCATTCAGTAAACTAACCCTGTCTTCATCGTGTAACTCTGACAATAGTATTTGGGTAATATTGGCACTCACTGGCATTGCAACAGCTACACTGTTGTTGGTGCTTAGAGAACCAGCAACTGTAGCCGCTGATTGAAAGGTTTCGTTAGCCCATACGTGAGTAGTGCTCCAACTATCTGAACTGTCAGCCCAGGTATTCTGCACCCTCTAGCCTTCTACGCCAGAGTAAATGTTACGTACTCGCATCTGTGAACCTGAATGTCTGTCTCTGCCATCTGCTGCCTGTAAGTCTTTAGTAGCTGCTTTGTACATAGTAAGCCACAACTGAATCCTCTCATCATTCTTAATGAAAGGTTCTGCTTCTAGTAGTGCACCATATAGTAACACATCAGGAGCATTCTCAGTTAACCAGTTAGTTGTAACAGTACCTGCAGTACCATCACCAAGAGACGTAAACTTCTCGTAGAACGCCATTTCTAATTCATACTCTGCATCAGGTATAGGTGCTAGTTGAATCTCGTCTCCAATCAACGTATAGGCACTAGGAAGACCTGATGAACTACCACCGTACAATCTATCTAACATCTCAGGTGTAATGTATTCAAGTGGTTGAATCCTATCAGTATTGATTTGGATGTTACGCATTTGAAGATAACCACCAGGTAATTGGAAGTAGCGTTTACCTGCTGTAGTGTTCATAGTAGAACGAACTTCCATTGGTCTGATGCGTAAATCTCTGTTGATTCTTGCTTCAGCTAACGCAATGAAGTCTGGTATTCTAGCTGTTAAGTCTGACCTATCTAGCCAGTCAGCAACTGCATCTNTTATTCCTGTGTATGTGTTTAGTGCCATTTAATATCCTTTAGGTTATGCTTTATAGTTTACCTTTAGTTGTTCTGAATGGGGCATTCTCTGGGTCATTCAACCACACCCTCATCCTTTCTTGGTCATTCCATACACCATCTCGCATCATCTGTTCGACAACAATCATAGGAATGCTGGCTACTTTGTGTGAGAACTGTGTATCACCTTGGTACTGATTACGTCCACCATCTAGCTTATCAAGGTGGTTAGAAGCTACAATATCTTTAATTTCTTGTGTGTTCTGTGTGGATACACTTGTTAAAGAACCGTCTAAGTTCTCGATTAGTTTTGATTGAANTGCCATACCNTCTCCTAATTAGTTTAAGAAAACAGCCCTCCTGTTAAGGAGAGCCNTAGATTTAAACTAACTATTAACCAGTAGTGTACTGAATCTTAGCGTTACCAGCTTCGTTGTTACAGCGTAAACCGTACTCAACTAAAAGCATCTTCTTATCTGAGTCACCATCTTTAGCGATGTCAACAGTTTGGAAGTCACGTAAGAAATCAACAGACCACATATCGTTATCCAAGATGTAGATTAAGTCTTGATTACAGTAACGGTCCAACTGAATGTTGAAAGTACCGAAGTCAGTAACGTAAACTTCTACAGCATTGTAGATTGATTTGTTGTCATCAACAACTGAACGTGTTTCAGAAGCACGACCAGATAAACCAGTTACAACCTTCTTGTTAGTTGCACCAAGAATGATAGTAGATGGAGAACCACCTTCAGTCCAACACTTCTCAGCAGCATTAACGATGTCATCATCAGTAACAGCAGCGTGAGTACCAGTAGTACCAGCATCAACAACGTTAGTTGTGATAAATGCAGCAGCACCTTTAGTAGCACGAGCAGTAGTTGCGTCACCTGCAGCAGCAGCTTGAGTAGAAAGCAAAGTTGTTTCCATATCACGCTTAATCTCTTTAGAAGCTTTAGCTAATTGATATGCCATCTCAGACTTCTTACCAGCTTGGTCAACAGTTTCGTGTGTACCAGTAACTTCAAGAACCTTCTTAGAGATTTGAGTGTAGTTACCTAAACGAACTGTGTCAGTCATAGAAGCTGCACCAACTGCTGCTCCTTCAACGTGCTTGTTAGAACCTGAAGCGGCTACTAACGAGTCAGTCTGCCATTCAAAGAATGTGTTAGATACTTTACCTTTCTTAGCTACGCTAGATAGGAACGGAGTATCCGTTGGTGAGATGTCATAAATAACGTCCGAGATTTGCTCACGAATCGCTTGTGCGTCATACGTTTTAAATTGTGTAGTAGTTGCCATTTGTATTATTTCCTTATATTAAAGCGGTATGCTCCTCATTAGAGCATATCATAAAATATGGAAGCTGCATCATCTTGATTGCCAGACTTCCTTAACCTTGTACGCTTCTTTTTAGTTGCTTCATTATTAGAATCAGCTTTAACCTTACCTCTTCCAGACTTCTGTACCTTAGGAACTTTCTTAAGTGCCTTCTTCTTTGGGGCTACCTTAGCTGTCAGTCTATCAAACTCCATAGCCTTCTTAAGTACAAGAACACTACGGTGGTCCGCTAGTTGGTTGACCTCTTCAGGTAAGTACCCCACGCTGAGTGCAAAATCTCTGATGTCTGCTTTAACAGTGCTATCTGACTTCTCCCACTCTGGCATTACTTGCACTAACTTAGAGAACTCATCCTGTACGAATGATGCTCTTGCTTGTGCTAGATGTTGTTCCTGCTGATGCTGAACAATCCTTTGTTGTTTATTAGTATTAACAACCTTTGCCTGTGCGTCTCGGTATTCATCCTTCTTAAGCATATAAGTATATGGGTCTTCCTCTTTAAGGGTTTCCCAGTCCACTTGTTTGAACTCTTGAAGTTTGGTTTGCTGTTGTTCTTTTAACATATGCAACCCGTTTGCGTACATTTGTCTCTCTTGCTCTAGTTGAGCACGTTCGGATTGAATTGCTTCATTTTCCTTACGTACTTCTGCTAGTGCTTGAGACTTACGAGTATAGTCAGATTGTCTTTGATATCCAGCTTTAAGTTCCTCTAGGTTAACTTCATACTCTTCACCGTCTACTTTAATAGTATAGCTTGTGTCTTCAGTCTCGGTTTCTTCAACCTCTTCTTCCTGAGTTTCCTCTTCACCTTCTTCATCTTCTTCTACTTCTGATTCGGCTTCCTCTTCCGAGACCTCTTCATTTTCGACTTCATCTTCCTCTAGTTCATCAACTACCTCTGACTCGTTATCAGCTGTAGTTTCAGTTTCCTCGTCTGTAGGTTGGTCATTTTCTGATTCCCACAATCCTAGGATTTTATTGGTCGCCTCTTCGGCTGACCCTTCTTGTGCTCTTTCAAACGCTACTTCCATCTGGTTATTCGTTTCTGAATCCATTAGGTTTCTCCCTTAGTTTTTAATAATGTTCTGAATAAAATTCTTGCTGTCCTTCAGCCAGCTTACCAGTATTGATGACACTCTGTATGTGCTCATCAATCAGCCCTAAAGCTTTGATGGTAATATAAATTCTATCTCTTTCTGTTTCTTCACTGATTTTAGTTTGTAGTAACATCTTAATCAGTTCTTCTTTTGTCTCCGCAAAAGCTGTCTTATACAACGGGTCATTAACAAATCTTTCTGCATCCTTTCCCAGCTGTACATCCTTTCCCTTACTTCCCATCTACTTCTCCTATGTTGGACCTATAGCTACTGGTCTTCCCTGTTCCCTTTCTAAAATTAACTCTTGTTGTTTGAGAGCTAAGTCTGCCTTCTTAATTTCTAACTCTTGTGCTTTGATTTGCATATTAACCTGTGCAGCTTGAGACTTAAGTTCTAGTTCTTGTTGTGCTAGTAATGCTTCAAGTTCCATTTCCTTCTGTTTAAGAGCACTTTCAGTCTGCATCTTCTGCATCTTAAGCTCCAGCTCTTTAGCTTTAAGCTGCATCTCTGCCTGCTTAGCTTGCTCTTCAGGACTAGGTGGCTTCTTAGGTGGTTGGTTGTCACCTGGGTCAGTAATGAAGTCTTCTACATTCTTCATACCCATAGCTCTGATTTGTTCAGCTATCAAATTATATATGTTCTTAGGCTTAATTAAAATACCACCAGAAGGGTGCTGTGCAATCATCTGGATTGACTGTGATAGTCTACCTAGGTGCATAAGGTTCATATCTTTGTTACCAAAGCCTAAGCCTACCTGTGCAGTACAGTCCATCTTTTCTTTCCACTCAGACGGATATAGTGTAGTCCACTTGTTGTTTAGACGTACTATCTTCTCTGGTGCTTCAAACTTCTGAACTAGTTGGTACACATTGTTAGCTAGGTCTTTCATACCTGTCTCAGCGAATACTCGTGCAATTAGTTCAATCTTTTGTTGTGCTGCTGTCATTACTTGACCAACACCTGTAGCTGTCTGGTGTGACTTTAAGCCACCTTCAGACATACCCATCGACTGCTTACTCACACCTGTCCTTTCCTCTCTAATACTGTCAAGATATCCTAACATATTGAATGAGTTCTGGTCTAGTTGTGGTGTAGCTAGTGGTGTTACAGCTCCTGGTGTACGTACTCGTACAATACCACCAGGTCTTGATGTCATTAGGTCATCTAAATTAGCTTGACCTTCTACTACTTGATAACGCCCGTTGTTTGTTAGATACATATTGTCTAACAAGTTACGCATTAACGTAGTCTTTATTAATTGGAGGTCGGAGATTAAGTCATAAATACTCAGACCGTAGAACTTATGAGGCATTGGAACAGGCGTAAGGGAGGAGAAGGGAACGCTGTCCACTGCCTCATTATCTAAAATCTCATCCCCGACCTTCGTTATCTTTCTTAATTCATCGATACCGTCATTATCATAGTCGACTCTGAAGTAGCACTCAGTTACCCAAACACCCTCATCAACATCCCCACCATATACAGAGTCACCATCATAATCAAAACGTGCCATACGCTCAGATTTATATTCAGATTCTGTGGCAGAGAATGCAGTGTCAACCTTAGACTTAGGGTAACCTTGAGCAATTAAATCACTCTTAGTTTTCTTAACTCTATGACCAACAAATCTTGCATCTTGAACAGTTTTAGCGTACTTGTTAATTAGAAATTCTTCTGGTGGTACAGGTTCAATTCTGACCTGACCACTTTCTTTTGTTCTTTTTATTACAACATCGTGAAGGACTGGAGGAGGCATCATACCTGGGGCTAGTATCTCTCCTTCTTCAAGCTCGTTAATGGCTGTATGTTGTACTACTTCTACGCTGTCGTCAATAAGTAATACTGTAAATTCTTCTTCAGTTAGGTTCTTGTATTCTTCTCTAGTGACTTCAGTTGTGTCGTCCCAGTAGTGTTTGACAATACCATTCTTTTGTAATAGGGCATCTTTGAACCAGCTATAGATAATACTAAAGCCTGGGTTCTGTTTCATTATCACGTAGTTAGTGTAGTCAGTAGCTTGTTTAGCCATCTCTACATCTTCAGGACCTTGTGGTTCGAACTGTACTACCTTATCACCACCTGTGAATATCTTCATTAGGCTCGGCATAATCCATTCGATTACGTCAGCAACATCTCGTGTGACAATTTGTGAACGACCTTCTTGCTCATTACCGTACTTCTTACCGTAGTAACGGTCCATAGCATCGGTACGTTGCTGTGTTAACTTACCGTCACCGTAGCCAAGAGCCCCTTGAATCTCTTGTTCAACGTATGCCGATAGTTCTTCCTTAGTCATTCTTTTCTTAGCCATAGATTATTTCTTCTTTGTTGATTTAGTAGCAGTAGGTGCTGGTGCTTTAGCTGCTGCAATTAGCAGTACCTTAAGTTCATCAATACTTGCTTTCATTTCAATAATATTATTTTCTAGCCACTTTGGATTCATCCCTTCTCCTGTGTTATACTACCCAACTTAGGTCCTGCTTTGGTAACTCCTTGTTCCAAGCAGAATTACTCCCTGTAAAAACTACTTCGGTCACACAGAGATATCTGAATGCATCCGCTGCGTGTGAAGTCCAATCGTGTACTGGCTTCTGTGACCATATCTTCTTCTTGTCATCATATGAGCTACGGTACTGAAGTAAGGCATCATATCCTTTCTTAGTCTTCGTCTCATCAAACCAACATCTATTCAGCGTAGTACGTACAGTATCAATACCGTCCATAACCTTTAGCTTAGGTGCAACTTGGAAGTCAATACCAAGTGAATAAGCTAGGTCTTTACGTGATTGACCTGTTGAAAATTCTCTAACTACTATATCGTGAGGTGCTATATGTGCACCATATCTGTAACCTTTCTGAGCTAATACATCAATATAGTGTGGTAATCCTTCACCACTGTTCTCATAGTAATCAATAACGTTAATTGCTTTACCGTCATACTGTGCAAACCATATAGCTGTACTATCTGATATGCCTAAGTCCCAAGACGTTACCACTTGCTTAGATGGGTCATACGGTACTTTACCTATACGCTCATCATCGTGTGCTTGTTCTAATTCCTTAGCATAATAAGCACCTCTCAAAGCAGCTGACCAACTACACTCATACTCCTGTGCATACTCAGTCTCAGCCATATCTTGCTGTGCCATTTCTAACTCTTCATCATCTAGGATACCAGTCTCAGAAGCTTTAAACAAAAACCTCTTCCAACCTTTCTTTTCCTTAGCTGAATGATATATATCGTAGAACTCGTTCTTACCCTTAGGAGTACCAATGAAGATACCCCAACCCTTTCTATCTGACAAAGCAGGTCTAATAACTTCTGAGTACATCTTAGGATTCATCTGTGCATATTCGTCCAAGATAACACCGTCAAGGTAAATACCTCGTAACGTATCTGGATTATCAGCACCATATAACTGTATCCTAGCACCCATAAAGTCAGCTCTTAATTCTGCTTCATTAAACTTAACGTCAGGGAAATCTCTAAGTAAACGCTTTAATTCGTCCCAAGCTACTGTCTTTGCCTGCTTAAATAAGGGGGCTAAGTACGCATATCTTGGGGCTTTCTTACCTGTCTGTAAGTCCTGTATAGCTGACTTAATCATTTGATTAATAGCAAATACAGTCTTACCAAATCTTCTGTGACACACAACAACATTGAATCTACCTAGCTCGTTGTGTAACTTAGCTTGTAATTTCCTGGGCGTATAGGGTATTACAATTCCCTTACGTTTCTCCTCCCTAGTGTCTAGCATTAGTGGACATTATCCTCACGTCTATTAGCATCTGCAATATCATCTTCATCCTCAGACCAGCTAATATCAAAGTTCCTATCTTCGTGTATAACGTGTTGCTTAGGAGTCCAACCACCTTGTGTCTTAAGCCAGAATGTAGTCATACTAGCTGACTCACCACTCATAGCCATCTTATAAGCAACACCAGCTACAGAAGCAGTCCTCTTCTCTCTAGCTGTGTCTAATGTATGTCTGTAATACTTGACTAAGGTAGCGATTGACACACCCATAATGCGTGCTATAGTATGTTGGTCTAAACCAATAGTAACCATCTCTTCTACCTTTGAGTAGTCGTCATCTGTGGGCTTGTACTTAGTAGTTGTTCTCCTACTTATCTTACCACCCTTACCTTGACTGACCTTAGATAGTCCTGCTCCAGGTCTACCTTTCTTTCTGACTACTTCAACTACTACGTCACTAGGTGCTTTACCTGTCTCAGCAGCAACCTTATATTTGACATCTTCAATTACTTCTTTCTCAGTTTTCTTATTCATAAAATTTATAAAAATAATATTTCAATAGGTGTATTATACCATAAAAGCTAATTGACATAAACTTATTCATTTATAAACCTAAAGTCTTATTGACTATAACCATAAAAGATAACTATATCTCTACTACGTTAGTTATACTTCTGATGTTCTATCATTAGTTGTGGAGTAATTATGTTAGTCAGCTAGTAGGTTGTTACTAATGACTTACTTAGTGTGTTGTGTGTAACTACTGTGCCCCGATATAGGGTCTTAATATAATGAGATTAAAAGAAGGGCTAACTATGTAGAGTATTATACCATAAACAACAAAGCCCTTTTGATTAAATCTTAGTGTATATCCCTAAAGAGATATATAACCTATCCCTATATATCCCTAAAGAGATATACTTACTATACACGTCCTAGTGAAGAGAGTACACTGTGGTTAAATACCGTGTGTGAATACTATACCCCCATATTAGACAATGCTT